GTGCACCGGGTGCCGGGTCAGAGAATCTAAGGCCGAGCTAGGTATAGCTTACTTCTCTTTAACCTTCGCCGAGACGGGAATTCAGCAAAACCATACTCAAAATATAGATCAAATCACTAAAGCGAAGTCTACTATTTCAGAACTTCAGGATTTATGCTCGGTTGCTTTCACAAAAGTCTATTCGGTTGTTAATGCGCCCTCTTTTGTAACTGATGCAGCATCTTCTGATGTGACAGGGTTTACAAATGTCGTGCAGGGCGAAGCGAATAAATTAAATGGTATCGCGCTTAAGCTTGCAGATTATACTTATCAAATAAGAAAAATGCAGTCGCAAGTTGCGGCTCTCGTTAGACTTCCTAGCCAACTTGCAGCTAATTTTGTAACAACTTTAAATAATCTTTTAGCTATTCTTCCCGGCGGGTCTACTCAAATGAAAATCGCGCTTAAGGGAGTTTCTAAATACGGTGTTGATTTTGATCTTTCTAACATGTCTACTTCGAGTAGGGTCGCTCAAGCGACGAATTCAAAAGCCCTTAGTGATTTGAGCTTTCAATTAGTGGTGGGACTTCTTGCTAGTGAGGCCACAGATAGAACTTATGCCAGTTATCAGGATGCGGATTCAGATCGCCAAGAAATTTTAGATCTAATCGATCAAATTTTAGATTCCACGGGCGATGATGATGTTTACCGGAGTTTTCAGAGACTTAAATTTGAAGTCTCGAAAGCTGTACCGGATACATCGAAAGATTTACCTAGTATCGTGTCAATCGAGCTTGAGTCACAAGGATCTAGTTTGACTCTAGCTTATGATCTTTACGAAGCCTTCGACCTTGAGCAAGATTTAATAGATAGAAACGCCGTAGTTAATCCGGGCTTTTTTCCGGCTATGAAAACCCTAAAGGTATTGAGGTTTTCTTAAGTGGACGCCTTTTTAAAGATAAATGAAAAGAAATTTTCGGGATGGAAGTCTTTTGCCATTTCTAAAAGCATCGAAACACTTTCCGGAAGTTTTAATTTTAGTGTGAATGATAACTGGAGCGGATTGAAAGCTCCTTGGCCTATTCAGCCTAATGATAAAGCAGAAGTTTACTTAGGAGATACAAAACTTATAACCGGCTATGTAGAAGTAGTTAGAAATTCTTTATCTTCTACCGACACGACCATAGAAGTCTCGGGGCGAGACATCGCCGCTGATTTAGTAGATTGCAGCGCTGATATAAGCGGAGGTGAGATAAAATCGCAAAAGTTAGAGGCCTTAGCCGCATGGCTTTTAGGCCCTTTCGGGTTAAAAGTTTTGACAAGTGTAGATACTGGAAGTGCCTTCCCTAATTTTAGAATTACGCAAGGGCAAAGCGTTTTTGAAATCTTAGATAAAAAAATAAGACAAAAAGGTTTTCTATTAATATCTAACGAAAATGGTACGGTGGAAATAACCGAGCCCGGAGAGGATTATGCACTAACAGGTATTGTCGAAGGACAGAACATAATGTCATCCGATGCTAGTTTTGATTTCAAAGACAGATTTTCTAAATACACAGTCAAGGCGGCTAATGATTTGGAAGTCGATGGCATGGATGGCTATAAAATTATTGGTAGGGCCACAGATGAAGGTGTGCCGCGTTTTCGTCCTCTCGTAATTGTAGGCGAGAGCGCTATGACTCTTGAGCAAGCAAAAAAAAGGGCACAGTATGAAGCATCTGTCAGAGCAGCACGCTCGGTTAAAGTTTCAGTCACTCTTAGTGGATTTACGCAAAGAGACGGCTCTATATGGAAAATGAATCAGCTGGTTCGGGTAAACTCTCCCACAATCGGCATTATCAATGAGACGCTTTTAATTTGTGATGTTTCTTATTCTTTAAGCGAAGGCGCGGG